TTTCCATATTCTTTTTTAGCAGTACCACTTCTTCTATCACCACCCCAGTCATCTCGCCTAGCCATTTCCAAATCATCATCACCTGAAGCATCATCTTCGCCACCATCTTCACCACCACCTTCAGCGGGATCTGTTCCTTCTGTTTCAATTTGTTCCATTCTAAATTGTTGTTTTCTATCTTCAATGATACCCTCAAACATTTTTTGTTTTTCGTGTTGATTCAATTCAAATATGTTATCGTAAATCCATTCTCTCGACATCAATTTATTTTCAATCATTGTGTTAGCAATATCAATTTGTTGAGTTAATAATTCCATTTTTTCTTGTTGATGTATCATTGATGGATTTGTTAATTCTAAATCAAAATTAATCAAATCAGCATCTTCAAATCCTTGAACTTTTAAATGAACGATAGCAATTTTTTCTAATTCTGAAACTATAATTTTTTGTAATCTCTCAATCGTTCTTGCAAATCTAACATCTTCAGCTGCTAAAGTAGCTTTTGAACCTATTTGTTCATCGTATCCTAAAAATGCCTTTGGTACTTTAAGAGCCGCCATCATTTTATTTCTTAAATATTCTATATCATCTATAGCACCTTCATTTCCTAAACCCTGTAATGTTTCTATTTGAGTTCCACTATCACTACCACGAACAGGTAAATAATAATCTTCTGTTGTTGATTCCATATTATATTTTAAATTATACTCACCAGTATTCTGATCCATAACAGGAACTTTTTTCATTTTATTGATTATTTTTTGCATAAAGTTTTCAACTTCATTTGGTGGTATGTTTCCAATATCTATTTTAAATATTCTTTTTTCTGGTGCTCTCATCATACGATGGATCAACATAGCATCTTCCATAAGGGTTAATTGTTTCCAAACTTTTCTAGCTCCCTCTAACATAGATTTACCATAAGGAAGATAATTAGAATCCGATAACATTCTGAAATGCGCTATTTCATAATTCTCTTTAAGTTGTGAATTTTTCTTAGCACCCCTTTGTGTAGTGTCTTGTATTTCAAATTGAACCAATTTAGGATTTGATTGATCATGATTTTCTAATCTATTAATTTCATAAGTTGATATTGGTTTAACATTTACAATACCATACTTATCCAATATATCCAATTCTAAATAAAAATCTCCATACTTTGTCATATTACGAATCCAAGACCAAAGATTAAATTCTATGTTTATTATACCATAAAATAAATTTTCCAATATGGAATTAATTTTCGGATTGTCAGTTTTAATTTTTAAAATTTTATTTTCTATATTATCAACTGTAGATTCATCTGAGTATATATCCAACGCTGATGATATTATTGGATCTGAATCCATTAATTCATAATCACGAAATAACTCTTTCCTAGCCATATCATAAGCACTTCTATTACTTTTAGCCGCATATGTATTAGCCCAACCTGAATTATTCATCAATCTATTATATCTATCTATATAATTAGATGTTAATCCAGTTTGTGTCATATCAACATCTTTAACTTTAACTTGCCCACTGGCAGTTTTTTTAATTATGATGTTTGATTGAAATAATTTACCTAATCTTGTAAATATGTTTTCTTGTTCTGCCATTATATCCCTCTATTTATCCTAATAACCAATTTAAATTTTCTTTTTCACCATTAATATCCATTTCATATGGATTTTTTTTCGGTGAGCCTGTTCCACCAATAAAACCACCACTATCGTCATCTTTGTTACCATTTATATTCAGCATAGTATCCATCATAGCCCATTGATGATTATCTTTATCTTTCTTAATTCGTAATGCTGTATCTCTAACCCATAGAGCTATTGAATATGACATTACAACATCATCATTATACCCTTTCATAGCTTCTGGCTTTGAATTGTGGTAAATAAACACAAATAATTCCTCAATTAATCTAGCCGAGTTGAGATTTACCAACTTTTCTCTTGTATATTCTTCCATTTTAGCAATAATCAGTGGTCTTGTTTTCACAGTTGTTGAAAATCCAGGTATCATACTCTTATCCTGACTTCTGTATTTATTTGATATCTGATGTTCAACATCTACCACTTGTAAATCCTTCGACATATAAAATAAGTTAGGATAACCCCTATCAATAATAGTTTGTAGTGTAGCCCAACCAATATTATTGTTCTCAACCACCAATAAAGCATCATTATACTTGGTAGCTAACTCAATTAAGAAATTTCCATAATCAGTTGTTCCTAATTGACCTTTATATTCAGCAACTTGTGTCATAGATTCTATTTCAAACACTTGTGTAGCTGAAAAGTCCGTTCCATCACCACGAGCAACATCAGCAACCACAATATATTCTTTTGAATAATTGGGATATTCCCATATCCATAAATTTCTATCGAACCCACTCTTTTCTACTGGTTCTTTTATTTGATTTTCTTTATACCATTGTAGAATAACTGGATCAACCACAGATTGTCCAGAAGTTAGAAAGTCAGCATCACATTCTTGCGCAGCTTGTGATGGTCCTAATACTCTATCTTGGTCTTTTCTCCAACTTTCATCTCTTTCGGGATGACAAGTCCAGTGTAATTTAATGGTATTGAACCCATTAACACCATCAACAGCTTCAACCCATTGTCGATGAAACCAATTACCCACACCATTTGGTGTAGAAAGAGCAATACAATCACCACCAGTAGCTAATGTTTGTTGTGCGGCTGTCCATATTGAATCTATATGTTCTATAAATGCTGCTTCATCTACAACTAATAGAGATAATGCTTCTGAACGACCAGCTTCTGGAGTAGCAGCTACTGCTTTTATCTGTGAACCATTCTGAAATCTTAGAGATAATTTATTATCTTCATCTAATTTTGTTTTTAACCATTGAGGTAGGTTATGATACATCACTCTAACCTTTGTTACAAGATTTTTTGCAGTATCTTTATCTTTTGCTATAACCAAAACATTTTTATCGGGATTAAATAACATCATCCATAATGAATAACCAGCAGATAATGTAGATATACCCAATTGCCTAGACTTTAAAATAATGTTATATCTATGAGATTTAAAGCTATTTATCATATCATCTTGATAATCATATAGATTAAACTTCATTTTACCCTGTTTAGGGTGTTGAATCGTACAATATTTGCGCATAAAATGTTGAGGTGATTCAATACACTTTACATACTCACGCTTTATCGCAGTTTTCAAGTTTTGATTCATTATTTTATCTGTCCTATAGCCCAAATTGGAATCAATATCGCAGATACACCATACCCAAACCAAAGATATTTGTTTTCATACCATTTAGGTGTTACTTCTTTAATCAAATCATCTTTCAATTTAAGTTGAGTTTCTAATTCAATTATTATTAGGCTATCATTATTGTTAATCATTTCAGAATTATTTAATTGATTTTCTAAATTAATAATTAACTCATTACTTAAACTATCTTGCCTTTCAAATTCTTTAATAGATGAAAACAATGATTTAACTTCCTCCTCTGTAAAGGTATAAACCTTTTGAGGAAAAATTAAAGAAAATATTATCAGTGAAATGAAAACTTTTTTAAATATTTTGACCAAGAGTGTTAATTCCTCTATATCCATGAGATCCTTGTCCACTGGAACTTACACCTCTAGCTGGTCCTCTATTATTCATAATTGGAGTAGTTCTACCTCTTCTCATTACAGGTCCTGGTCTTCGAGTTGTAGCTCTTCTGACTCCACCTCTACCCATAGATCCTGCTTTATTCCGTAAACCTCTAGCACCTGTTCCATTAACTCTTCTTCTAGCTGCTGGAGTTGTTCTTCTTCTAGCTGCTGGAGTTGTTCTTCTAGCTGATTTTCTACCTCTTGTTGTTTTCATACGATTACCGTACCCATTAGCCATTTACTTTCTCCTATTTTTTCTTCTTTGTATAGCGTTTTAAAAATGATGCAGCCTCATCTGCAGACACATCATGAGTAACCTTTTTTTGTTTTTCTTTTTTAATATCATTCATTGCTTTTTTATGATTTTTTTGAGTTTCTTTAATTGCTTTATTGTCAGATTTCAGCTTTTTAACTTTTTTCTTAGAAACTTTAATATCTTTTTTTATCTCTTTAACTTTTTGCTTACTTTTACTTCCAGCGAACAAAGCTACAATACCAGCTAATCCAGCTAACAATCCCATAATCCATTTTAGGATTTTCACTTTGAAATACCTTTAGATACATGTTCACCAACATTCCCGGCGGCATATATACCAAAGATCCATTTAGTAAACTCAGCCCAACCTTGAAAGTCTGCTTTCCCTAAAACAACAAAAAGTGTTGCTGCTAAAAAACACAACCCTGCACATAATAATTTTTTACTTCCTAAATCCATAATAATCTCTCCAATTAAGAATTTTTCTTTATTTGTGTAGAAACATTATGATTAGCCATAGCATTAGCTACAGTTTCATCAAACATATTAATATTTCTTTGTTTATCCAACTCATCAACCCACTGAATCATATCTTTTTCAATAGATTTCATATTTTTTAATTCTTTTAATCTTCTATAAGCAAACCATCTAACCGGTTTATCAAATTTTAAATCTAACTCATAATTCATTTGACAATGATAACATCTACCATCAGCTTTATGAGTATCTTTATCCCAGGGTTTTAAAATACCCTTTTCACAATCAGAACAATAAGCTTTGAAAATACCAACATTAGTAGTTTTGGTAAGTTTCATTTTATAGCCTTTTTTCTGTTCCCACTTATCACCATCTTCATCAGTCCAAATATCACCAACTTCTCTTTTAACATTAGCTTCACCCATATAACCAGACTGTATTTTACCCCCATAAGTTCCATCAACCATATCTTGAACTCTTTGGAGGTTTTTACTATTTTTTTTACTCATAATTCCTCATATATCTTTTCATATATAAATATAGAAAAAAAAACTAAACCATCAAAAACTCATTAAACCAACTATCTGGTTGATGCTCGCAAAACTACCTGTAAATTTATAAGTGTTCCCTTTATACTTGAACACAATTCCCTCTGAAGGAACTATTGAATCCAACCCACCAATAGCATTCAATCTATCTAACTGAACCTTCAGTCTATTTAACTTCTTTAAATCTTTTCCAGCTTTTACATCTTTTATTGCAGCATCTAATTTTTTCTTAACACCTTGAACTGCTTTATCAGGATTTGCTGCTATGAAGCCTTTAACATTTTTTAGTATTTCAGCACCAACTTCAAAGAACAATACCTCAAATGGTTTCATATTTTCTTTAACTTGCTTAGCGTGATTTTGTTTATCAAACTTTAATACCCATTCTAAAAACTTTTCATCTTCAATATCTTTTTTCATCATCGCTACTGAGTATTTCTTTTCAAAGAAAGCCCATCTCCTAACTAACCCCTCTACTACTTTGTTTGGTATAGCATACTTATAATTATCTCTAACTTCTTTTCTAATAAACCAATCCCACCATTTTTGATGATAAAGAGCTAATGTATCTGAATCTTTTAACATAAATTCAGCTTTTAATACTGATAATTTATTTAGAAATTTTCTTTTTAACTTACCAAAATCTTGATGTTTTGGAACATCTAAAAATACAGGTTTACCTATTTTATATTTCTTTTGTATGTTTTGATTTCGTTGTTGAATCATACCAGCTAATATTCTACCACTACCTGGAACTTCACCAATTACTTTAGCATTATCATCATATTTTAAAGCTCCGTGAAATACCAATTCAGCAATATCATAATTAATTACATTTGCTGATTTCGGCCACATTACTTCTAAATTCATAAAATTATACCCATTGTTGAATATTTTTGTTCTTTGTTTTTCTGATAATGATTTTATAGCTTTACTTAAATCTGTCATAGCAAAGTTAAAGGCATTTGCTATATCACCTCTACCAGCAAACTTTAATTTGATTCCTTTTGCATCTAATGCGGTAGCACCACCATTCTTGATGTGCCCCTTGTTTCGTGCTGCTATAAGTTTTCCATCTTTCCAACTTACCATAATGTTTTGTCCATCTAATTT